ATTAAGACTTAGTGTGTTTGCAGTTAATTTTCCTACAGGGAGTAAAGATTCTGAAGAATCATCCATCTCTTTATTAATTTCAAAAGACTCTACATCACTATCTATATCTATAATCCATCTAGGACTTAATTCTAATACTCCCAAAAATTTTCCAGTATTTGAGTTTATTGCAGTTAAAGATATTTTTTTAAATGATTGAGTTGTTGTATATAAAGAAGGCTCTGTTGTTGACCAATTGGTTCCATTATAATAAACTATTGCTTCTCCTTTTGAGTTTAAAGTTGTGCCAGATGCTAGGGACACCTCTAGTCCTTCTAAATTAACGGCCTTTATAGTCCAAGATGTCGGCGTATCATGAGAAGTTTCAAATCTTGCAACAACTTTATTAGCGGTTATTGTTTTTGATAAAGTATTAGATTCATCAGAAAAATATTCTAATGAAATATCTATGTCTTCATTTTTAGGCCCAACCCAATATTTATAATAAGTTTCAGATCCAGGGTAGTACAGTCTTGGTTTATCTGACATACCAATAGTACGTGGGAGATCAAAAGAATTTTTTGGAGTATCTGTTTGATTTCCTGGAGATGTTTCTGTTGTATAAATATAATATTTAATGCCAGGAAGTAACGGTCTGAATGGTTTATATATTGTATCTATAGGAAATAATTTTTTAAATGCTCCAGATAAAGCATGATCTGTTCCAGATGAGTTTGCTTTTATATATCTAACCATTGTATTTAAATTATATTCAATCCGTGCACCAGCTGTAGTAGAGACTGTAGTGTTATATTTAAGTATATCTTTTATAGTACTGCTAGCAGTTATCATACCTGCTCCAGGCTTAGCTTAACATTCCAAAAAGGCTGTATTCCTCTTTTTACAAGTGTAAAATCACATGAAGTAAAAACAACATTATATGTATTTGCATTTGCTTCCCAATTAGAACCTTCTATATTTGTAGGATTATGAGAAGTATTAATTTTAATTTTAAAAGATCCACGACCTGCTGAACTTTCATAAAATGTTTTTAAATCTTCTGCCCCCCAAGCTCCATCCACTGTCTCATTTCTATAAGATGGAACCATCGTCCAAGCTATATCCCACTGTTGTTTATCTGCAACAACATATTTTCTTAATGTACCATTTGCCATTCTTTGTGATTGCTCTACTCTTAAAGTTCTATTATTAAACTCAGAACGATTATGTTCTGTAACTCTTCTAAATTTTAAAATTGATTTATCTGCTGGTAATAATATATTTTTAGTTGCTGCTGCAGTAGTATAGTTTTGTCCTCCAGCATTTGTTGAAGAACTAGCATTTGGATATGTAAATGTAGTAGATCCTATTGTCATAGCCAATGGATCTAGAGCCTCTATATATAATATTGAACCTTTAGGTAAAACTGTATATCCCATTATGCTTGCCTTCCTACTCCGCCTGCAATTTCTCTTACTCTCATTTCTTTATGTATTGCTTTTGCAACGTCATCTGCATTTAAGTTAGTTCCATTAAGCTCCACATTTATATTATACAGTGCATTTCCATAGTTTCTTCTATTTGGAGTTACCATTCCGCCGCCAGAATATCTGACTGAGCCTCCAGTATTGTATCTAGGCATAGAAACCTTGCCTCCAAAATTATATTTTGGAGTTAGTGAATAACCAGAGCCTTTAACCAAAGCTCCTACTGTAAATTTATTACCGTATTGGTCTTCGATTACTTGACCAGCCTTTATTCCCTTGCTCTTTATATCTTTTTCGCTAGCATACGATTTCGAATATCCGTATGAGCTATATGTAGAAACATTTAATTTTGCAACAGCCTTATTATTTTTTGTATCTCCCCTTAGCGCATCAATAACATCACTTAATGTTTTGCCGCCAGCGATTCCTTTAACTATGACGTTTGCTTGTTGATTTACTATTGCCAAATCTCTATTTAGTTGTGTATTTAAATTACCTTGCCCTGACATTCTGCCTAAGTCTGTTAAATGAGAAGGTGCTCCTTTTGGAGTACTTGCTGGAGCTCCAAAGTTTTTAGCTTTACCATCTGCAGTAAATGCCCAATCAAAAGACGACCTTAGTTCTTTTGCTAAATCTCCTGTTTTAACTCCAGCCTTTTGCATATCTGAAATAAATTGATTAATTGCGTTTTGATTTTTTTGTAGCGCATCATAATCAGTTGCTGAAATAGTTGATCTTTCTCTAAGCAGGGCCTGGTATTCATCGGAATATTTTTGAAGCGAAGCTGCTGTTTCCGCAGCCTTTGAAGCACTGTATTGTGCATCCTGAAACTGTTCGTTCTTTTTACTTTGCCCTTTATTTATTCCCTCTATCTGTGTTTGTAGTGGTTTCTTTTTTGCATTAGCTGCATCAATAATAGCCTGCTCGGCCAAAGCTGCTTGTCTATCTTTTGTTAACTGTTGAATATCTAATTGAGCTCTGGCAGCTTTAGCACTATCTCCACGAGCTAATGCATCTTGATATTCTAATTGAAGTTTTTGTAATTGCAACTGATAATTTTCTTTTTCTTGAGTTGCTCTTAATGCTTTTAATTTAGCGTCTGCCTCATCTTCAATTAATTTTATTTTTTTATTTATTAAATCAATTTCTTTTTGTGCATTTCTTTGTGATATTTGAGCTGCTCTTTGTGCCTTAGCTCCAACAGCATCTTGTATCTTTTGTAATCTAGATAAAGCTGAGCCAATTTTTCCAAATGTACTGTCTGTTCCTCCAGCTTTTTCTAATTTAGTTACAGCACTATCAAATGCTGAATTCCAAGCTACCAAAGCTGTAGCCGTTTCTGAACTCATGTCTTTTAATTCAAAATTTGTATTTTGCACATATAGTTGCCACTTAGCAATAGATCCACCTATTGTATCAGTAGCATTTAAAATTCCTTGTAATTCTTTTGGCAAAGCATTGAAAGCTTTTCCACCTATTTGTGTATTAAAGCCATCCATTGATGACATTTCTTTCATTACTTGATTTAAGGCCATGGCCTCATCAATTACTTCTCCTTGAGCATTTTTTGTTCCTATTAAAGATTTAACTGCACTATCTGCATTATTCATTAAATAAGTAAACCCTTCAGTCATTTTAATTCCAAACTGATCGCCAGGGTTGTTTATTTCATCTCTTAGTTGTTTAAATAATTGTCTTGCAGCACTTGCCCTATCTGTCATTTCTCTAAATCCACTATTTGAAAAAACTTTAAATGCTTTATCTGCATGATTAGATGCTGCAATCATTCCCAAAATTGCTTTATTTGTTTCCTCAACAGATTTTCCCGCACCTAACATTTGAGCTTTTATATTTAACATTAATGGAACAAAGTTTGAATCATCTGCCCTATTCATTGTTTCTATTAGTTCACCAAACTGCTTTTTTGAACTTTCTACTAACTTAGACATTTCTTCTGGCTTCATCATTATGCCAGGGACTCCTGTCATTCCACTAAACTTACTTGCATTTGCTGCAGCATTTGCTGCATTAATCGCTTTCATTTTTTCTGACAAATCTATATATTGTATTCCTAATTGTTCAGCAGCCTTTTTAGTCATACCAAATCTATTTGTGGCATCCTGATTCCAGTTATCCATTAGCTTTCTAACAGCAATAATTGCAATAGTTGCTGCTGTTAATGCGCCAGAAAATGCTAAGAATTTTGCAGGACTTAAGAATTTAAACAATAAAGATGCATTTTTAGCTGAAGCCATACCAGCTACGTCTCCAGCTTTAGAGGCTGCTCGCATTGCCATTAAATTGTTTACACCTCTAACTGCAGGGCCAATCATAAATGGTAATGTTGATCCAGCTACCATTGCAGCCATACCAGCTGTCTGTGGATTCATGCCTAGATATCTCTTTGAAGGATCTTGTTGCATTAATGCCATGCCGCCAACTTGGCTACCCATCATCAATCCCATTTGGGTACCCATTCCCAATTGGAAATTCTTTCTATAACCTAGTTCAGCAGCTTCTCCTCTTGTTATAGACCTAAATGATCCTTCTGCTCCATCTTGTCCTGGAACAAATTGAGAATATTCATTTCTACGAAGACCGTATATGCCAGCAGCTTTTCTTTGGTAAATTCCACGTTCTTGATCTACAAGTTTCCAAGATGAGGCGTACCTACCAGCCTGTCTCATTGCATCTTTGCCAATTCCTTGCTGACCTAATAATCTTGCAATTCTAGACTGCTGGAAACCTGTTCCTAAATATTTGCCATCAGAATCATAATTAGACATTAATGATATAGCTCTATATGCCTCTGTTCCAGTTAAATTACCAAAACTTTGCATTGGCCTGCCCATTGGATCCAACATATTTCTAGCAGCCAGGGCTGCTGCAGAAGCGTTAAACCTGTTGCTATAATTTGGAATAGTTGCAATCTCTCTTCCATAGGTTTTACCTAATCCAGGGACGTGAACTAACTCTTTGCCACCAGTGTATCCTGTTAATTTTGGAGCTTCTATTAATTTTTTATTTTGGAATATAATTGCATTTCTAATTGCAATTAATGGCTTTTCTAATACTTTTGATATTTTATCAAATATTGCAAGATTGCCCATACTTGTTGCTCTAAGTATTCCTGACATTCTTTCTAGGCCAGTGTCTACTGGGTATGGAACATTTGTTCTTACTGTACCGCCACGTTTAGAATATCCAGTCACCTCTGCAGTGTCTACAAATATTGGAGTTATTGCAGGAATACCTCTATTGCCAAATCTTCCTTGTAAATCTTGATAGGTGTAACCACCAAACCTTCTAAATTCTTTTCCTTCTGGAGCTCTGAGAGGGTTCATCCCCTGAAGCTGTCTTATTGGATGTCCAAATTCGTCTACAGTTGGAGACATGCCAGACAAACCTTGGCGTTTTCTGGATGCCCTATCTGCCGCCCTACGCTCTTTTCTGCCATAAGCGTACCTACCTGGTCTTACAATACCGCCGCCCATATTATACTTAGGTGAAGAATGCATAGAATGATATTTACTCCAGTCCACATTCATTCCTTCATCAAATCTTTTTAGAAGAGAAATGTAAGGACCTCTGTCTGGCTCTGGTAAAGACTCAATAAATTTTAATAATTTAGGTCTCATTATTTTCATTGCATTTTTCATTTTATCGCCGTACTGCTTAGGTGTCATTTTTCTAACTACGGCTGATGTATTGTGTGCAAAATCTTTTCTAGCTCCTCCACGAACTGCAAGTAAATTAATCGCAGCTTGCTGCTCCATTGAATGCATACTATTTGCATGAGCGGTATTCATTGAAGCTTTAGAAAATACTCCAGCTGGACCAACGTCTGCTAAAACATTTCCAAACACATTAGATTTTGATAAATCTTTGTTGCCCATTATAAGTGAAGCAATTGTTTGTCTTATAATTTGATCTTGTGTAAATTTAGTTCCGCCTGTGGCAAATATAGGATCAAAAGGAGATTCTAATCCTAATAATTTTGTTTTGCCAGACGGATCTAACGGGTTCATAATTGTTTTTATTGTTTGAACTGGAGCATTTAATCCAAAAACTTCTCTTGCCATCCTTGTTCCATATACTTCTGCTTTTGCTGTTATCTCATTTGGAACCCCTTTAAAAAATACTAAATCTCCATTTTCATTTTTATACAAACCAGATACGCCAGGTATTGGAAAACTTTTCCCAGAACTAGGAACCAATCTATGTCCGTATTTAGTTACAGGAGTATCAGCAAAACTTCCTAAAGACGTCTTACTTGACATTTCTTTTGCTTGCTTTAAAATGTTAAGCATATTGGTAGGGCTTAATAGCTTAATTGGGTTTCCGTAATTTCTTTTAGCCCTTCCGATAGGACCTCCATAATTTGCAGCCATTGCTGGGAATAAAGTTCTAACATTTCTAGTTCCGCCAACACCTTGCAAATATTTCTTGCCAGGCTGTACTATCTCTCTAAATATCTGTGGCAGAGATGTGATTCCCATTTTTTGTAAAAGATTTAATTCCTGCATGCTAAATCCAAGATTTTTCATCAAAGATTTATTATAAATTTCTAATCCTTTGTCAGACTTTATTAATTGATCTGGATATAAACTAAATCCTCTTAAGCTTCCTGGAACTTCATTTTTTCTAAACTGTAAAAGAGCTCTTAATTGATTAGAAGCATCATTAATATTCTTTTCTCCCCACATTGCCTGTCCATAATTTCCTCTGGCACTATAACCCCATTGACCGTATGGAAGAGTATGCTCAGTAACCATTTTTTTACCAAGTCCTGACAAATTGATACTTCCATCTTTGTCCATAATTCCTAAAGATTTAAATATTCTTTGTACGTGTGCTTTACCACCAAGTGACTCTGCATTATCTAATAAAAACTTAATTGTTTTTTCATTTGGCAAAACTAAAGCATCTCTGTTGGACCTAGACATACCATATACAGGATTATAAGTTTTTTTCAATTCCTTATCTAAAACTTTAAATTGATCTAGTCTCTTTTGTTGCCATAACTTATTACTTATAGACCCCATATAAGGGCCTGAAGAATAAGTAGAGAATGCCACAGCTTCATCAAAATCTTTTGATGCACGTGCAAGGGCTAAATCTCTAGGCATTCCTCTTTCTGATAAAATTGTAGCATCATGCATAATAGATCTTGCTCTATACTCTGCGCCCCAGCCAAGCTGTCCAGATGCCGCATTCATGCCGCCAGATGCTGTTCTAGCAGCTGTGTATCTACTGTTAATTGTATTTAGTCTTGAGAATGCACTCCAGAATGGCATACCGTATGTCTTTACATTTTTCATAATATGGCCGCCAAAATTATATCCATTATTAGCAGCATCTACTGCTTCATACAATCCTGGAATCTTATGAATGTTTGGACCAAATACTACTTCTTTTGGAGTAAGTGCTGCAGTTATATTACCACCGTCGTTGTATGTTGCTGGTGCCATTGCAACTAAATCTCTGTTCATTGGATCCATAGAAGCAGATTGATTTAATACATATCCTCCTACAGGAACTGATCCTAACCTATCGTCATAATTAACAGAAGAAGGTCCAGAAACCTGCGTTTTGTTTGGGCCAAATGACTCGATACCTCCACCCTCATAAAATCTTGGTATTCTAGTTGTGTGTATACTATATGGGGCTCCAAATGTTCTAACACCACGGAGTCTTCCAAACTCCTCCATTACAGCTCTATTATTTTCTTTTTTATATAAATCTCTTAATGTGAATTGTCCGTTAGCATCTACAACTGGCTGATTCATTAATGGTGCTTTATAAAAATCAATTGATCTTCCACGAGATGCGGCATAAGCTCCAACCTCTGACATTAAAGACTGCTCAAGTTGAGTATTAACAGCAATTATTTGTGCTTTAGCAGCATCTACTGTTATTTTGCCAGCACGTAGCTCGGCAACAATTGCAGCAGATTGTTGTGCTGCATTTTGGCTTAATCTTGTTGTAATAGGCAATATGTCATCAAATGTATCTAGGAGCTGTGAACTTACAGTGCCTCCAAGTGCTATTGTTTTCTTTAATGATGCAACTTCTGCTTCTGTCTGCATTCCTAAAGTTGCCATAAGAGCATGGAATCTTGCAGCCTCTGTAGCAACTATACCAGTTGATACTCCTTTTATTGAAGTTAATCCTTGAATATGTGGTAGTGTGTCGTCCATATACATTTGCATATTTCTTCCAATTGCTTGATTTACTGGTATTGCTCCTGGAACGCCTCCAAACATAGAAGCTGGTCTATTTGGATCTCTTGGCAAAATATGAGACATAGCTCTTGTATTTGTTTCACCAGCATAAACATTTGTCGGATCTACCGATCTTCTTCCCATCATAACATTTCCAGCTGGTGTTGCAACAGTTGGGTTAACTGGTATTACTCCACCAATCATTGCTTGCTGTAGTGTTCTATAATCTGTAATTAATTTTGTTAATGCTCCATGTAATACTTCTGCTGCAGCCGCATCTGAATAAAAAGATTTTTCAACCATTTGTGCAGCTTTTTCTGCTGCAATCATTTCTGGCGTTAGCATCTTCCATCCACGAGAACCCTGGAAAAATGCTCTTAGAGAAACAATACCCTTAGTTATATACCCAAAGAAGTTAGCAAGAACACCAGTTAACATAATTATTGGACCAATAACTGCTGTAAATCCACCTAAATATGTAACTGCTTTTTTAATTGGATCTGGCAAATTGTTGAAAAAATCTAATACTTTTGTAAACGCATTAATAAATTTAGTTGCTACCCCTAAAAACTCTTCTCCAACATCTGCAAGACTTGCTCTTAATCCTTCTATTGCTCTTCTATATTTTCCAGATGCAGACTCTGTTACAAGACTTAATTCTCGGCCTGCCACCTCTGCTAATTGTGATGCGCTGGCATTCATTAGGTTCATGACCTGTAAAGTCTGACTGCCTTCTTTTCCTAAATTATTAAACAAAGCTGCCATTCTAGCAAATTGGAATTTACCAAACATTTGCTCTAATGCTCTTGCTTTGCTTAATGGGTCTAGGCCATCTAATGCTTTTTGTAAATCTAATATCATGCCTGTTGTATCGCCAGTATTTCTTTGAACCATACCCATTATATCTATACCAAAGTCTGACATAATCCCTATAGTTTGTTTTGTTGGGTTAATCATAGAAGCTAAACCAGACTTCAATGCGTTTGCTGCTTCTGAAGCATTTACTCCACCTTCACGCATTGCTGTTAAATACAAAGCTAAATCTTGTACGTCTCCGCCCAATTGTTTTACAACAGTTCCAGCTTTTGGAATTGCATCAACTAAGTCATTTAGAGTTGTTGATGTTTGGTTTTCTACTGCGTTTAAAAAGTTAATTGATTCTGTTAATTCTTTTGTATTTGATTTAAAAGCAGTTTGAATTGCTAAAGTAGCTTTCATGGCTTCAGCTCTGTCGACTTCACCTAGTACTGCAAGTCTTGTAGTTTCTTTTAATGAACCTAATAACTGTTCACCCTGTTGTCCTGTAGCAGCAATATCAGCAGCCAAACCTATTGTTTCTTTAAATGAAACTCCCATGGCTGAAGATAATTCTTTAGCTGTTTGAGTAACATCTTTTCTAATTTTAGCTAGGTCGGTTGATGTTGAGCCAGATATGTCTCCATAAACCTTTACTAATCTTGTTAATTCTTGATCAGCTTCTCTAAAAGCTTTTGCTGCTTGAGCACCAAACATTGCTAGCGGAACAGTTAAACCAACAGTTAACTGACGACCAGCCCACTGTGTATTTTTACCCCAGTTAATTAATGCTGTAGAACCTTGAGAAAGAGTTCTATTCATAATCATGGCTTCCATATTAGCAAGCTGCATTTTACTCTTTATAGCATCTAGGCCTCTTGGAATCATTACATTGTACTGCATTAAACCCTGGGCGTTTCTGCCTAATGGTTGAAGTATTGAGTTTTGTAACATTACTTGCTCTTTAGCAAGCTCTCTCATCATTCCGCCTGTTGTGGATAAATGAGTTCTAAATGTTTGGAAATAGTCTCTAAGTTTTAATCTACCAGCATCTAAATTTTTACCAAATTTATCTACGTCAGATTGTAAATTAACAAAGTGGCTTGAATACATACCACTTTTAGTAAGGGTATCTCTAAAAGCATTTTGTGCAACTTTTGTTGAGGCTGCTATAGATTTATTTGATGTTAATAATTCTCTTTGTAATTGCTGTAAACTTGCTGTAGCCCTGTGTACTTCAGACACAAGGCTTGACAAGTCAGCTTTGGCGACTATACTCGTTACAATTTGTTCGTCAGCCATTAATTACTCCTCGAATAGCCAAGACCCATTCCGATTCCAAATCCAGCATCGCTGGCAAAAGATCCTTGTAGTGAAACTACGTCATCTGCAGATGCAGTAATTCCAAGTGCCTTTCTTTTTACATCGTCAAAAGTCTTGCTTTCTGTTTTCGCTTCATCATCTAATTGTATTCCTTTTAGAGATGCTGCAAATTTTCGCTGGTTATGCTCTTTGTCGTTCATTGCTTCCAATGTTCTTATGAGCTCAGGCATTGATAAATTTTCTTCTAATTCTTCGTAATTCTTCCAATGCCCAAGAAGAAATACTTGTCCTTCTAGTGCGGCTAAGTCTAGTTCTGACCAGCTAGAACCGCTGCCGCTATCAGGTTTGGGTCGTCCATCTTAATTCCACCGCAAACTTCTAGAATGCGATTAATAGTAGGTACGTCCAAAGCGTCTTCAAGTTTATCTCTATCTGCAACAAGATCTGGTAATTGAGTTTCAAGTGCAACTGCACATGCATCAATTAGAATGCTAAGCGTAACATTCTCATCTGTTGAATCTTGTGTCTTTTTTACAACTTCCATGAATTTACGGAGCTGCTTGATTGATAATGGTTTAAGTTTAGCCTTATCACCATTTTGTAATTCAATCTCTTCTACGTCGTATACTTTTGTAGCCAATTTATCCTCCTTAAGGATGTCTCAATTATTATAACATAAGGATATTAACACTACAAATGAAAACCCCCCATTTCTGGGGGGTTTATTTAATAATTAAAATTAATTATTATGCCCAAGCACGGTCAATAATTAAACCGTATTCTTGACCGACCTTTGAAGCATCTGGAAGAAGACGGAATGTTACTGGGAAAGTGGTTGGAGTTGTACGAGCCAAAGAGAACTGTGACTGTTGTACAGAAAGAACACGACGTGCATAATATACACGCTCTGTCTTTGGAGAAGCTGTTGTTGGAGCTTGTCCAACTGCAATTAGCTGACGCTCTGTTGGAGCTTCACCTAATGATCCACCCGCAAGTGCGAGAACATCATTTCCGCTTTGTGTTCCTGTAGATGGTGATGTTAAAGTGTCTGATCCCTGTCCAAATACAACTAGAACATTTTCTAGTGTACCTTCGGACATTTCTGTTGCGATCATAACCTCCATCGCAGACTTGAACAGCTTAGCTGTATCAAGCAACTGGTCAACAGTTACAGAATCGTATGTTGGGTTATATGTGATCTGAAGACCATTGTTAGTAAAACCAACGTTTCTGTAATAGAATGCACCGCTTGTTACACCATTAAGTGTATCTGTATAAGATTTTGTTGTCTCATATGCAGCTGCATCTGTTGAGCCTGGTTCTGCGTTTTCCTTGTATGCTGATCCTTCTGTAATATCAATGTTTGAAATAAACAATGGAGAAGCACCAACGAGAATATTTTTAGCATTACCTGCTGATTGTGCCATGAATTAAACCTCCTATTTCATGAAATGTAATATATATATATTTGTGGCTGGCTAGGCCCTTTCCTCTAGGACTAATTTTAGAGTATAATACAGCCTAAAGCAAACTAGGCAAACCTGCCATTATTGTCTGTAATTCTTGAATATTTTACCTCAAGAATTACGTCTGACGCTAAAAAGCCCTGTATTTCTTCTGATGGCTTAATTGGGGAAATGTCAGCAATGAATAGGCTATGAAATTTAAACTTGTCAGAAAGATTAGACCATTTGTTTATGTCCCTAGCTGAATCATCCATCCTTCTAAATTCGTCCGTCATAAAATTTCTTATTTCGACTATATCTGAAACCTCTGTAGAATATATAGTAAATAGTATTTGCTCACAGCATATGAGCCAATTGTCTTCGTATGATAAACCTATTTTGTCATAAACTATATGTTTTTTCCCGCTCAAAAATTGATTCATTTCTGGGGCTTGCTGAACTGGAATAATTGGTATCAATGTTTCTTTTAAATTATCAGCATAATAATTATTTTCATCAAAGATATCTGTATCCTTTAATTTATTCCAAAGATACTTCCTTAACTCAAACATAGCATCAAGCTTATAGTTAACCATTAGATACCCCCGAAAAAGCCCCTAGAAGGGCTGCCTCAGCCTCGCTGGCTATACTGTTAGGTGAGAAGCTATACCTCACAGTTTTAATTTGTACGGGCACCTCAAGGGCTTTTGAGATACTAGAATTAAATAAACGTTGAAACCCAGATCTTTTAATCGACATATTAACTAGCTGTCCAGTAAAGAAATATTTATACGCTGCTAAAAATGAATTTTTTGTAGCCACGCCTCCTGGTTTTTTAACCGTAACAGATTCTCCTTTAGGCATAAATATTGTATTACCGTCAATATTAAAAGATAATCTTTCTGAAAATCTAGGCTTGATAACTACAGATTTTCCTTCTTCCATAACCGAAGCTTTTTTAATAAAAACATGACTACGTTTTGATGTTTCTGAAGGAACAAATGATCTGGAATCTAGAAGCTCATAATTAATTTGAAACATTAATCCTTGTTGAGAAATTTTATTTAATTTAAATAGTCTTGCAGATCTATTCCCAGCCTTGCCCCACTCGTAAACGTGGTGTAAAGATTTTGGAGATGTTCTTGCTTTTGCATCTATATACTGACCAAAATCTTCATCTATTTGTTTAAATAAAACATTTTGAAAAGAACTTTGAAATGTTTTGTTTGCAGTTAATTTAGCAAGCACATTTGTTTTATAAAATATTGCAGCAGATATTTGCGCCACCGTGGAATCTTTAATTGCACCACTTACAGGCTGACCAGCCATTAAACTAACTAGTCCGCTTGCAGCTTGCAATGCCATTGCCTCAGAAGCCAATTTGCTGATTCTCCGATCTCTTTAGTGATGTATTATATCCAACCACCGAACCGAATGGATCAGTAATTGGTGTTGATCCTACTACTTCAAACACAGTTGCAGTATCATTTGGATAATTTAATTCAAACCATATTGGGTTTCCATTGGAATCTTTTATATTAGAAATTTTTTCTCTCTGAGTTAGCCTATCAATTGTTCTAACTTCTAAATACTGCTGATTTTCATATTTGTTTGAAAAAATTTGTTTATCTAAATTTCTTGTAACATTTTGAGCAACAACACCTCTGGCGTAACAAGGCAAAGTTTTATAATACATAAATTGCCTTTTCATAACGCCAGTGTCTGGATCTTGTTCTTCCTCTTGTCTATAAACATCTAAAGTCATAGACAATAGACCGTCTACAACGCTAAACATCATACCACTACCATTTGAGTTATAACATAATCAAGAAGAAGTTTGTCTGCATATGAAGACCCAGTTCCATTGAATGCTTCTGATTTAAACTCAAAGTCCCAATCTGTTGTTGATATTTTATTTACGTATTTATCTCTCCATGCTCTATCTTTTGAAAAATACGATCTCATTATTTCTATTGTAGCTTGCTCTACGTCATCTGGTACGGAATGCCATCCAAATCTAGCATAGACATCATATGATTTATTTGCCTTAAATATGTTTGGTGAAACATCATGAATTGATGGAGGAACCATACCATTTGCAATATACGTATCTCCTTCAATTAAAGAAGACTGATTTATTTTAATTCCAAATCCGCTTGCAGTTGGCTCAATAATGTAACCAATATTATTTATATTGTTTAAATTATCTATCAATATATTATCATTTTGATGTAATGTATGGAGTTGATAAATTTTGCTCGGCAATGGTAATACTGATGAGTCATTACCCATAATTGTAAATTTATTATCATGCAAATAAAATTTTTGTCCAGTGAAGTGTTCCACTTGTTTTCTAGCGTACTTCTCTGCCATTCTTAATTCGTGATATGATTTATAATTTGGATCATTTGCATCAGACCCAACACCTAAATCCTCTAGAGCTTCTTCTATAGAGATATATGGTGTAACTACGTCTAGATATGTGTAGTGATAATATGTTGTGGAATTATATTCATACACCCACTGCAATTTATATTTTCTATTTCGATTCGCATAAGTTACTGGAACAATTACAGAGTAAACGCTAAAATCTACGTCTGACTCTGTAGCAGTAAGTGTTAGAATAACATCTTCTGGGTCAATTGCAGGAGATACTTTAGGATCTTCAGTTATATCTGAAAAATAAACAACTACGTCGCCTTCAGGCTGTACAGCTTCTCCATTAATATATAATTTTGTTGATACCGCTGTATTAGTGTTTTTGTATATCTCTGCCATTTATAAGGTTTAGTTATAGTACTCTTGTACCTCTCTTGGCGAAGCCAATCTAAACCCTTCCTCCTTGTCAAAAATTTGCTGAGCCTTATCACTTGGCATTGCTACAAAAGGATGATCTTTAGTAAATGTGTAACCTAAAACATCATATCTGTAATTATTTCTAGTCATTCTTACAAGAACAGCATCTTTATCAACTTCTTGATTTGGATCAAATTTAGTAAGAACTTCTACTTCTTCTTTTGCGTCTTCAATATTTTTAATTGTATTTTGATATACGGACCAGGTCACGCCTTCTTCTGCCAGTGCGGCAACAATGTCTGCTTTATTCTTTAGTCCTTCAGTATCTACGGCAAAATCGTCTGCAATCTGCTTTAACTCTTTTACCTTTAATGTGTCAAATGACATATTATCTCCTTAATATTAGGTCTATTAATTATAGCATTAGTAGATTAAAAGGAAAAGCCCCCAAAAATTAATTTGGAGGCTTTTCAGCAGTTTAATTCCTATTTAATTAGGAAGCAACCTTAACGTTCTTAACAACGACCCAAGCATCTGCTTGTTCAATTTGAGCTCCAACACGAGTATACATTGTATATTCGATTGAGTCTTTCTTAGGCCAGAAGAAGCGGTACACGGTAACATCACGCTTGATACCAATAACAACGTTATTTGGGAATGTCAAGTGGATATCGCCCTGATCACCATCAGCGCCCTGAGTTTCCTTAAGCAAAGGAACTTCAACAATCGGAATACCGAATGCAAATGGGGCTGTGAAGCCTGCTGGACCACCAAGACCTGCTGTCTCGCCACGGATAATGCTTGCTGCAATATCTTGTGGGTTAACGTTTGATATATTCTGAGAAGTAGAATATAAGTAATCTTGGATTAGATTAGAACCAGAAAGGAAGCGAAGGTCTGGACGACGCTGCTTGTACTTTCTTGGGAGTGCCTTTAGGGCATTATTGAAGACTTCACGGGAGATGTTAGCGCCATCGGCGTCAACAACGTGACCGTTTGCCTTAGCAATCTTTACAATACCATCAAAGGCCTTGTATAGATTGTCAGATGAGAGAGATGTATCACCATTAAGAACTACATCTTCAAGATCGTTACCTGCCTGTGTTGCCATCAGACGTGCAATGTGATCTTCGAGATCGGCACCTTCGATATTGTCTTCTAGAGACTCTGTTGAAAGTTCCCAATCAAGACGTAGCTTCTTTGTTGTAAGAGAGATCTTTGAGAATTGTACTGCAGCATTTGTGCCAGTATTCTCTGCTTCTGAAGCAAGCTTCATAAGCTTCTCGCCTACGCCAATACGATCAATCTCAGTAGTATCAGCTCGCATGCGAACTGTACGTGCTAATTTACCGACTACTGTTGCATCGAACATGTAATCGAGGAATCGTGCAGACTGCTCTGGATTTAGGAGACCACCTTTACCTTCGGATCCAACATGGATACCGTCGGTGGGATCTGCTGCTCCAACCATGCTACCTGTCATGGTAGTATCGGCTGCTGCTGCTTTAGCTAATAGTTCATTACTCATTAGTTTATTTTCACCTACCTTATTTTATCAATTCACTAACGGAACCGAGGAAAGTGCCGTTCCATTTTGATTTTTTTATTGTTACTTCCTGTGACCCGCCAAGGTCAGAGGACTTCTTAATTGCAGTCTCAGATTCGACTGCGTCCACTCTCTTTTCTACGCCATCAATAGTATTCTTAATTGATTCTACTGCGGCAGAAAGTGATGTGTGTTTTTCTGCTAATTCTGAAATTCGAGCATCTACGCCCTTGCTAAACGTTTCAACAGTTTCTTTAATTGCTGAAACCTGAGCGGCATTTGCCTCAGAGGCCTTTTCCAAAGTCTCCGAGAAGAAGCCTTTAAGGTCGCCTAGCATTTTTGCAAAATCAGGTTCTACAACCTCTGTTGCTTCGGCTGCTGTTTCCAGAACTTCGGCAGAAGTGTTTTCTTCTGTAGAGACTACTTCTTCAGACTTTTCTACTTCAACTACTGGTGCTGCAACTTCTGCTTCAGCCTGAGCTGGAACTTCTTGTCCTGGCACACGTAGCTTTTCAACAGTCTCTTCGGTAGTTGTTGTGGTTTCTAAATTTTCCACTTCATTACCTCCTTCTGCGTTTGCCTGTTTTGCAATTTTTACATCAGGCAACGTGTTTAATCTTGACTTGTGTAAATCAAGAATCTTATCTATTTCTTTTGCTTTATTTGTATCATTTGATTCCACCCAACCAATAAGCTCTGTTTTCTTACCAGTAACTGGTGAAATATACTCAGCTTCTGTTGACATAAATACAGAATCGCTTTCTGCACAATAAAAAATATTTTCCATTTTAACTTCTGCTGCAATGCCTTTGAAAATCATTTGACCATTGACTTTTTCAATTGACAAAATGTTGCAGAGTTCATTTGCTGGAGAATCTACTATTGATAATTCAACAAGTGAGTAATCCTTAATGAAGCGAACAGATTCTCCCGTTGCTTTATTCATTTCTGTGTCTGAATCTATAATCTTTCCGCCGATTGAAAATCCTTGTAGTGTTCCGTCTAATACTTTTTCCCAAGTATCTTGGGCGCCTTTTGAAATGTATGCATCTACATAAACACCATTGTAAAATTCTTTTGATTTTGGATCATAGTATGTTTCTGGTCTAAACGAAACAACTTTTCCTACAGCCGTTGGCTGATGCATTTCTCTTAGATTGCCACGGAAATTTTCAAAAGCTTTCATGCTTGCTTCCATCGTGACAACATCGCCAGTCTGGTCAAGGTTGTCTAATGTTGCAAACCCTGAGACTGTTCTTTTTTCTCTATTGACCTTCGTGAATGGAACTGATAAATTAATAGCATTTCCTTCAGAAGACCAATGTGATTTTTCAATGGTCATATGTGTATATTATAGACTTCTATATATCTAAAGGCAAATAACTGGTTGAGTAGGACTACTCAACTTGTCTTCCGTCGCCCTTGGCATTTCTACCCTCCCCAGAGTTATCTGGAGAATTTGAAGATCTTTCCTGGTCCCTTGTTCTGCTTTGCATGGCTTGAGCTTTAATTTCTGCAGCCTGAGCCTGCAAATCAACTGGCACATCGCCACCTTCACGTGGGACTAGGCCCATTCTTAATCTAATTTCATTAGGGGTAATTACCTGGAATCTCAAATATCTTTCGTCTATCTTAGATTGAGTGTCAGAATCAGTTAAGCTTAATTCATTAAACTTAAGCTGAAGGGCATCTGTCATTTCCATCATAATTCTATTTAATTTCTTTTCTAAAATATCTTGTGCTGGGGCACAAACTTGTTCTTTAAATGTTTTATCTGCATCCCTAGCTGCGGCTAAATTAATACCTGCTGGTGTTCCAATTTTATTAATTGGTACTCTATGGGCCATTAATATTTCGTCTCTATTTGATTGACGATATATATTGAATGAAGATTCTTGAGTGCCCGCTTCAATCGGTTCCATTTTAAATTCTGTTTTAGAATCTGGGGAATCTGGCGGTAGTGGAATATATAGAGACCTATGGTTTTTACCACGGAGTCCTACCTGGAAAAATTCCAACAGCTTGCGCTCAGACTCTGGAGATAATTTAGCTCCCTTTACGGTAATAATATATCTAGGAACCGCTTTATTTTCAAAATAGTCTAAGTTATATTTGCCAGCAAATTCATTTCCAGCCATGGCATTTTGTGCTGCTATGATATCTGGAATTCCATAATAATTATTTTTTGGAGTATACTTTTTAAGATGTATGATTTCATTAGGTCTATCTGTTGCACCAGCAATTGGATTTTGTGTTTTTTGATCTCCAAAATTACGGAAGAATACAGCTTTTCCATAAAGTAACTGAACAAACCCATCCCTTAACCGCCTTACACGCATAGTCTTAGATGGTATATGACCTATATAACCAATTTTACCAGCAGTTGTTCTACCTATCTCAAGGTAGCCGTTTCCTGTTGCTTCTACATCTGTATAAAACTTTATCAATGTTTCTTTAAATGTTTCTTCTTCGTTGCAGTCCTCAAGCCATTCATGTAAATCTTGTTTAATTCTAGAGAGCTTTCTACGAGCACGTTCTAGCTGTTTTTCATCTTCAATTCCATCTAGTAAGTCATTTGTTTTTTTTGTTTCTACAAAATCAAAACCTAAACCAACAATATTTGCAACCTTTGCATTTATTGCTGCATAGTTGTATGGAGATATTTCATATATAGTAGATAAATAATCTAGGTTGTATTCTGGCATTACAAGATCAAACATAGCATACCCGCTAACGGCTTGCTGAATTAGTAGTTGCTGTGTCCCCGTACCGTCTGTTCCTGAAAATCTTTTTTGTACATCTCTGCTTACTTTTCTTCTAAGAGCTGGGCTTAATCCAGACAACTTGAGTATTTCTTCGCCTTCAATCGAAAATGGATCTTGGTTATTACTTATAGATGGTGAATTAAACTTCATCCAATCAGCAACATTTGATATTTCTATATCCTGACCTGGGACATCTTCTTCATACTGAATCATTTTTTGCTCCACTTTTTCATTTCATCTTTGTATACGCCAATATCTAATTCATCTGGAACCAAGCCTAAAGCAAGTCTTGTTTTTTGACGCTGAAACTCTTCATCGTCTATCTGCCTACTACCCTCAAGAAACTTTGGCTTACCTTCTTCAATCCCATAACTTCTTACTGCCTTGGCAAGCAATTCTATTCTAGAAAGGTCTCCATTCATAGATGCAATAGACAAGAAATTATTTTCATCGTCTCCTATCCACCTACCGTCTGGCATTTCCCAAACATAAACTCCAAGCCTGGTCTCGCCAGTCTTTATTTTTGATCCAAGTTTTTTAATTTCCATAGGTTACTATTTTACCACTTTCAGGCTCTCAAGTCTATACTTTGTCAATCAGTATGACAAACTAAAGGTTATTTAGCAGTATTCTGTCTCTAGAATAGGTCTTAATCGTTTTTTCTGTCAACTCTATTGATGAATCCGATGCTGAAACAGTATATTTTCCAATATACATTTGATAATGCATATAATGATCTATTGTCTCTTTGGCATATAAAGCAATGTTATTATATAAATTGTTTCCAAGAATTCCAGATTTTATTGCACCGTCTACTTTTGCATTTAACCATATTTGACCAGACATGGTGCCAGAGGATTTTATCAAAATATAATTTGGCTCATTAAGATAAATATGAGAGGATATATTTGTTTCTGAAGAAATATCATTGCCGTTTACATAAATGTTAGAAATATTTGTTTTAGTTATTTGCCCTGCCGATCCAATTTGAATACTAAATTCATTATCATTATTTTTATTATAAATTAAATACCCATTTGTTATTGAAGTTGGATCTAATATAAATTCAACATTCTTTACATCTATTTCTGTTTCTACATAAAACCCAGACGAGTCTGTATTTACACCGTTATTTTGATAACGATGCAAAACAGAATTATCCACTGAACCAAAATTAATATCCCATAATGTGTCTGTAGATAATCTTGCTGGACTATTATGAGCAAATATTTTCTTTTCAGTATAAAAATCTATTCCTAAGTAATAAAGCTCTGGAATATATACTTCTGAATTATTTGAATTAAATTCAACTTTAATATAAACTATTTTATTTTCAGAAAAATTTTCTACTGAGAACCCAGGAAGCTGTTTGCCATTTTCGCATTCTGTCCAAGAAATACTGTCTGTTGATACGAATACAGAAACCCCTTTGGTTGCAGACCACTCTATCCTAGACGAAATAAAATCTTTCCAATATACTATGCTTATTGTTTCTTCAAAAGATCCTGACTCTGACAATGGGTTTAAATAAATACTTTTAGTTTTTTGTCTGTAAAGCAAGTCATCATTTAAAAAATATTCCCAGCTTTTTTGAACAGGATAAATATACTTCTCTGTTATGTTTTGATGCCTATCTGTTATTTTAAATAATTCTCCACCGTCTGGATTAACTATATCAACTTCTGAGCCAGGCAAAGAATCTAGGTAATGGTTTAAAATTTTTTCTTGGTTAAGTGCATATCTGTATATGGCCAACGAATCTGCAATAAAATATTCGGATCCAGACGCAGGTCCACATGACACCGCCAACAAATTAGTATTATTAAAACTACCTATGCTAACATTTTTTGTTGCTACAAGTTCACCATTTAAAAATAAATTAATTGAGTTTACAGTATATGTACCAACTACGTGTAAGGATCTGTTTGGATCTGGCACTGTATAATAAATTTCGTTATCAGTTAATTTAAAAATAATATTGCCATTGTCATAATATATGCCAGCTACGTCGTTAATTTCAGCAAATATTTTAGTTTCAGATGTTAAAGTTTTTGGATGAAACCATGCCTCAAAACTAAAATCATTATCTTCGGTTCCATTTGATATTAATCCAATATTATTAGACAAACCATATAGGTCTTTATTAACATCAATATCTATATAATTAGATGACGTTATTTTAACAGAGTGTTGGCCGCCGCTGGTCATAGGAAATGAAGATTTAATTATTGACCCAACATATGTCCCATTATTTTCACATCCAGAACTGTCGTATACTACAGATCCTGAAGTTTCGTCTAGTCTCCATAGCCCGATTGGAGAATCTTTTATAACAGAATAATAGTACGACATTATTTTTTTCTTTTTACCTTATTAATTATTGGCATAAAAGGTTTTAATGGTATAGAAGCTACTGTGTATAGCATTCCTGTTAAAATTTCCATGTCTTTTTCAAACATCGACCAGTCAGATTCTTGGTCATGCCTATGCTGAGATCTATTTTTATACATTTCTGCAAAATGTCTTTTACCCATATTATCATTATACCTCTAGTGTGCTGTCAATGCCAAGATCTTCTAAAAACCTTTCTGGGCTAAACCTCCAGTTATCTTTTGCAAATGATTTTGCTACTGCTTTACAGGCTTCTTCAAAAGTATTGTAATCTACTTTTGTTTTTAATGATTTTAAAACATCAGAAATATCATAATAATTTTGTCTTAAAAAGGTAGGATCTCCTGCCTGATTTCTTTTAAAAACTTTTTTATTTACCACTCCAGATGGCTCATAAAGTGTGATTGTAAGATACTGTTTTGCAAAACCCCAATCGTTATACATATTATACGCTTCTGCTGCCTCGATGGCATTATTATAAAAAATAATCGTTCTTACTGGATCTTCACCATCTCTGGAAATAGTTAACATGTAGGCATTAGCTTTTTTTTCATTAACACTATTTAAATATTCAGAAACTATATCTGAATGCTGAGGTTTTAATTGACCGCTCATATTAAGTCCAACTCATTCTAAATTTTTCTCTATAATCCAAATACGGTATAGTGTTTGGATCAACCCACCAATCTTCATGCCAATCTCTAACTACCAGCTTATAACCTAGGGATGAAAGAATTTCTCTTTGTGCTTCACGCATTCCTTTATTATTATATTCAATTTGAGCATCATGTTCAAAAGTTATAATTGAATATCTATATTTACTTAAAGGAACAGACAGTAAGCCGTGTAATGTTAAATATGGATTACCTACGGCATTACCTTCTGGAGTGTAGCCAGCGTCTATGTCGACTTGTAAATAGTCTATCTGTTTTGGAAAATTGTTTTCTTCAAAATATGATAAATAGTTAAAATGAGTTGCATCCCCTAGTATGCAAGGATTTTTTCTGTTATCTGTAAATTCTTTATGTCTATCTAAATCAATTTCAAAAGAGACTCCGTTCCAGTTATAATCGTTTTCTAGATAATAAGTATTACTACCGTCTTTGGAATGAAATGCGCCTAATTCTACATAATATCCGTTTGTTTTATTTTTAAGCAAATCAAGTACAAATTTTTCTTGACCGCTATTGCCTCTATAATCCATCTGTATCTCCAAATATTTCTTTATTTAAAGAAATATTTTTTCCTCTTAATTCTTTAACAAAAAATGTTGAAGAATATCTTACTGAATTACTTTTAACTGGTAAAGTTCCATGAAGCATATGCCCTTCATGTAATATTAAAGATCCTGCTTTTGGCCTATATATTATTTCTAAATCCTTATAATGTAATTCTCCACCCTCGTAATTATCATTATAATAAATTATTACTCCATACCTTACAAAATGCTTCGGATTATTTATCCATTCATCTGTATGATAGTTTAAAAAATCATTATTTTTATACCTATTTAAATTAATACCCGTCACTTCTAGCTGATTATTAAATAAATTAATAACTCTTTTTTCTAGGCTGCTTAGCACATTTAAATCAGTAAAAGATTTTGGTGATGGAATTACTTTGCCATTCCACCAATCATAATCTATGTTATTGTCTTCTTTAAACCATATGTCCTCTGGAATAGAATTCGCAAAGGACAATATGGAATCTTGTTCATCTTTAGAAACAAAATCTTCAATTTCTATTATACCGTTAAAGATTTTATTTATTTTCATTAAGCAGCATTACATCATGCCTTGCATTTGCTCATGATAAGCCTTGATGTACTCCTCAGTAGGACCTCCTGGGCCACCAACAACGTATCCGTCAACAAATATAAATCCAGGGGTTATATACTTTTCTCCCTCTTTCATTATATGAACCTGATGCTTATAAGGATCTGTAGACGGGAAAATTAATGCGCTTCCAGCTTTTGGCTTTGCTGTAAATGTAACCATATCCTTTGTTCTTGGGTCTAATGCATCATCAGGTGGCCTTAAGTGTCCATTGACTTCTAGTCTTAAATCTTCTGGCCTAATAACAAAAGAAATTTCTCCACCTTCATAATTATCATTCCAATATATAATTATTGACCACTCTAAGCTATTATCTCCAGCCTGTCTATCGAAATGAGCACCCATAGCACAACCTGGAATATATTTTGATATACCAACAAAAGGCGAAATGTTTGGCTCACCCTTTAGGCCTCTATCTACAATAAAAGCTTCAGCTATATTTTTAATTGCATTTCTTATTGTTGAGATAATCAAATCAACATCTTTTCTTACTTCTGGGTCTAAGCTTTCTACTTCAGCTAAATTAAAATCTTTCTTTTTACCAAAGATATTTCCATCTCTGCTGCTAGAGTTCCAGTTATTCCATTTTGGAATTACTTTAGTTACTCTATCATCTGCATCTAGCTTATTGATTAAATCAAGAATTTCTTGAGGATTCTCGATTACATCTGAATACATGTAAACATTTTCATGTAATTTTTCTTCTAGTTTCATTACGCTTTCTCCTCTATTTTATATTTGTTACCATCTGGATCTAATTTATAACCTTCTTTTAAGGTTTCTTGCCAGTCAGATTTTACTACTTCCTGCTGCTCTCTAATTTTTTTCATTTCTTCTGCCCACTCATCTATTTTTTCTTGCCCATATGCAGACTCATCTCTATCGTCCCAGAAAGAACCTAGTGTATATCTTATGCCGCTTTCTATTAAAGTAACCTCATGAGTATTTGTAAAACCTCCAGCAAATGAGGCAACCATTCCAGTCTGTGGCAGTAGCTCTTGGTTCTGCTTATTAAACTTTAATAGCCCTCCAGCAAAATCATCATTTAAATATAAAAACGAAGCATATCTACTTCTTTCAAATGGACCTGTATTCCCTTCTAAATCAGTGTTGTCTGAATGCTCTCTAGCATAGGCGCCAGGCTCCCATTTTTGTGCGTGAAATCCAATTTTAAAAATTTCTTTTGGATCTTTTCCATGAACTTCAGCAACCGTTTCTATAATTCTTGTTTGTAAGTCAGAAAAGAATGTAGGGCTTAATCCAAACTCTTCTAATTCTTCATCATTATCTTTAGGCAAAACAGAAGAATATGATTCATAAAAAGTAATCGGGGTCCATGAAAGCTTGTCCCTTTTTACTTGAGTTTCTAATATGTTAATTATGGCATCACACTCTTCTTTAGTTAAAAAGTTTTCGTATACCAATATGTCATCTGTTAATCTTTTATATTTGCTCATATATTACTCCTCATAAACGCTCTCATAAAGATTTTTACCACGCATCTCTGGGTCTAAAAGCGTTCTATAGTATTCTTTATTTAAATCTGGCTTATTGTTTCCAGTATGCTCTAATATAGTCCAAAAGAATGGGACCGTGTATCTTATATTACCTTTTATTTCAGTTACTCCATGAATATAATTCATATCTCCTGGGAAAAAATAAGCTGCTCCTCTTTTAGGTTTAATCCTAACGCCTTGTAACGGCCAATATATCTCTCCACCTTCGTAATCATCATTTAGATAGAACAAACTTGCTATGTCGTAGTAAGGGAAATCATTTGGTAGCCCAGCATCTGGACCATCATGCAATTCCTTATCAGCATGAGGTTTTTGAAACTGACCAGGGAGCCATCTTACAATTGTTTGTCCTGTAGGTTGAACTTTTACTTTATAAAAATTTTCTATAATTGGCTGAAGCTTTTGAAATAAACCATCTATGACTGGCCCTATTTTTGGGTCATTCTTGTCTAAAGAAGGTCTAGTCGCAACACGGTCTTTCCAATAATTTGCGTCATATATGGTTGTTCCATTTTCATTTACATGACTTTCTGTAATATCCCATATTGTAATATTTTTTGCTGAGCTTTCTAGAAAATCTATTTCTTCTTCAGTCATAAAGTTTTCTAGCTCGACTATCATATCTTTACTGGTTCCAAAAAATCCTGAAGGAGTAATAGACCCCTTTATTTTTTCTAAATGATTTACATTCATATTTTCCATATTTATATTATATCATTTCCCTGGATTAGCATGAGATTTTGGTCTATCGGATGATAGTGTAGTTGGTGGGGTAGATAAATCATTTATTTTAAGTCTTATAGATTTAGCCTCATGCTCCCCTAATTTAGTTCCGTCATATTCTACTGCATCTCTATAAAAATTAGTAAACCCATCTTTACTTTTTTCTTCCCAGACAATTGCCTTTTCTTGTCTTCTTTTATAAAAATCATCTGAAAAAATCATATCTTCAATAGTTAATTCAATTTCATTTAATTTCTTAATAGATATCGGAATAAATGTTGCAACTGGAGTTCCTGCAGGAATTTTAATTACAGTATTTGGCCTTGTAATCATCCAGGCGACGGGAATAGCATCATTAAAAAATGATGTAGAAATTAAACTTGTAAATGGAGTTGCTCCATCTATAAAATAGTTTGGGGGAACAATTTGTAACATTGTTGTATTTTCGTCTGTTTCAAAGAATATCCCAGTATAAAAACTAATTGTTGCATTTGCTCTTGATGTACTGCATACATTACCTGGATCTTTAATTATTTTTACATGAGAATCTTGAGCTTCAGAAATTCCATCCCAGATAAATTCTATATCATCTAAAAATGACACTGACCATCCTACGGTATTTGCTAACGTGACTGGAAAACATTTATATGCATGTGCTGCTGCAGTATTATCCATCCAATCTCTTCTTACATTAGTCTGCTCTATCTTAACCCTTGTTGCAGGATTCTTATAAGCTTTTACATGCATTATTCATTATCCCACTTAGGGTCATACATTTCTGGAGTATGGAATTTTTTACTATAATCTAACATTGTAACTATTGAATATTTAATTCCAGACTGAACTGGCTTTGCTTGATGTGGATACATAAAGTTAGATGGGAATATATAAAGATCTCCAGCTTTAGGTTTAATATTTAAATTTTGAAGTCTAAAATATAACTCTCCTCCATCATAATCGTCATTAACATATGCAACTAATGACACTGTACAATTATAAGAATATCCATGATCATGGTGCTCCATAAAATGTTGCCCTGGACCATATTTAATAAAGTTAAACGCTTCCCAATACTTTAATTCCATTAAATTAAAACTTCTTCTATAGTCATCGACTGCTGGAGACTGAACGTCATAAACGTCTTGCCATAGCTCTTGTAGCTTTAAAGACTCTTCAGTTTTATCATGCTCTATATCAGTTTTTTTAAATTTAAAATCATTACAGTCTCTATAGTCTGGCATTAGCTGCTGATAACCAACATATGCTGGTTGCCATGCAAATTTTTTACCAGAATTTACTGGTGCCAGTAGAGATTCCAACCTATTGATTACATCTATTTCTGGCTTTATAACATCTCTATAAACAACAATTCCAGGACCAAGCTGCTCTTTGCTTGACCAAGTTTTTTGCAAATTATTTGGTATCATTTATACTCTCTCCTACTCCATACATTTTTTATATATACACCACCGTCGGGCTGTCTATACTTTGCAGAATTTTCTACTTGTCTACGCATCATCTCATTAGGTGAAATCTGATCTATCGAACTTTCCCAATCTTCTCTTTTAAATGGTAATATTTGAACAAAGGGTGTACCTTCTGGCAATGTGCCTTCCCATCCTTCTATTATAAAAAATGGTAATGTGCCCATTTCTGTAACACTATCACTGTCTACTATGCCTGTAGTATTTATAAAAGGCAAATCAAATCTATTCATTGGAGTCATAAATAAAGCGCTATATCCTTCTGGAACTCCAAAAGACCAAGGAGACCACCAAGCAAAGTGTTCTTTGTAGTAACCCTTTGGATGTTCAAATTGAGGCATAGGCATTCTGTTTTGAATAAAATCTTTATGTCTTTGATCAGCAACCTTTACATCTATCTTTCCCATTGAATTTTTATAAAATGTAATATCTGTTGGAGTTTTTAAAACATATCCAGTAGCGAATCCGTCCATAATAGCTGGACAGGCTTTCCAAGTAGGTATTTTGCCATAATCGTCTTTTGTTCCTTCTTTTGTTACTGGACAATGCGCTTTTGTAGCTTTAAAATATTCTCCATTGGGAGCTTTAGCAAAACGATCTGCGGTTTTATACCATTCTGGCATTACTGACTGTGTTGTTGATGGGGCAGAAAGACTGTTTTTATTAAGCCATGGTTTATATGGCCTAAAAATTATTTTATTAATAATTAACCCCAATTCCATCAGAATGGAATCTATCGTTATAATCCATCATTACAACAACCGAATATTTTGTTCCAGAACTTACGTTTAAAGACGCATGTTCATATACAAAATTTGATGGAAACAATATTATGTCCCCAGCATCTGGCTTTAATGTTATATTATGCCTTGTAAAATCTAATTCTCCGCCAACATAGTCGTCGTTTAAATATATTACAGCAGATAATGTGCATGTATAGTAAGGACCATGATCTGTATGAATTTTGAAATACTCCCCAGGTAAATACTTAACAAAATTAAATGCTTCTTTATAAGATATTCCAATATTCCATATTTTTTCGTAATGCTTTACACACTTAGTTAATCCCTGATCAACTAAATCATATGCTGTTTCCAATTCTTTTGTTTTTGGGTAAAATGAACCAAGCGCTTCTTTTTTAAATTTTATATCGTAACAATTTCTTGCATGTCCTACTGGAGCGCCCTTTAAACCATGTTCCGCTGGCCCATTTACGTGGGCACCATTCCATGCTAATTTAGGTAAATTTTTTGCTACTTCACCTTCTATTAAATCTATAATTTTTTTGCATTCTTCTTTTGAAATAGCATTTTTATAAAGCTGTATTCCATATTCTAAATTAATTGCTTTAGTATTTTGATCTACAAAACTATCTTCAAGTCTTTTGTTTATTTTTTCTTCTCTTGGTAAATCATACCATTCCATTAAAATCTCCTAATTCTGTATGTAAATTGTATCATAAAGTTTTATAATAAACAATAGATAAAAAAAATAAGGGCTATTTCTAGCCCCTATTTTTTTATTTTATATTTTAATATACTCTAAGTCCAGCAAAGTATGGGAACCATGGACCAAAACTTGGGAAGAATGGTGGGAAGAATGGTGGGAAGAATGGGAAGAATGGGAACCATGGTGGGAAGAACGGTGGGAAGAATGGGAAGAATGGGAACCATGGTGGGAAGAACGGTGGGAAGAATGGGAAGAACGGGAAGTATGGTGGGAAGAACGGTGGGAAGAATGGGAAGAACGGTGGGAAGAATGGGAAGAACGGTGGGAAGAACGGTGGGAAGAATGGTGGGAAGAACGGTGGGAAGAATGGGAAGAACGGTGGGAAGAATGGTGGGAAGAACGGT